GCGTGGCGTCGTCTTACTGGTCATTTGTTGCAGTCCCTCTGGCCTTGTCAAATCAGCCTTTGGGCGCTATTTACGGTGTTGCGACACTACCGCTTCGGGCGCACGGCTTGCTTCTCGGCAAGCCAGGCAACCGAGGCAAACACACAAAAGCACGTCGATTCGTCGACGTGCTTTTTTATTTGCCTGATGCACTCAGACATTGCAAGAAGTAAATGATTTATTAACGGGGTAACGCCAGTTATCCCCGCTTATACGCCAAAAGCCACTCAAGTCAACCGATCGCGTTAATAATAGTTAACGAATTCGCTTGTTGGCTCAGCGATATTTTCCAGTCGTGTCAGTTCACCTCCGGTGGATAGGCGTTACGGCCGGCCATCAATGGCCAAACTGTAAGGCCAAGACAGCCACCAAATACGACACTGCAATCATCATGTAGGCGAACTGGAGAAAGGTCATACGTCATCCCCGTTTGTTAAAAGGTGACAATCCAATTAGTCCCATGATCACTCCTTGTCATGGAAACATTCCCCAAAAAAGTTTCCTTGACACTCGTTGATTGGCTGACGCGTCCACGCCATCTAGTCTCGACACCGCTTGGAAACGGAACGGGCCTTGCGCAGCCGCAGGACTTCGCGCCTGTTGTAACCGAGTGGCAGTGGCCGAGCGCCGAGGATGTGGCGGGCGACCTGACTGAAGACCATCGCGCGTCCATTCTGGCGGCCGTGAGCGCGTCCGATTACAAGAAGTCACCGAAGGCCAAGAACTGGGTCGGAGGCGCTGTAGCGTACGCTGTGGGGCTGGATTTGGACGACACCATCCAGCGCAAGCGAGCAGCCAGCCTCGTGACCGCGCTCATGCGGGAGGGTGCGCTCGTCGAGCGGGAGGAGCGGGATCCTGTCAGGCGTGAGCTGGCTGTGTTTGTTAGGGCGGCTTAGTCTTCGAACTCTTCGGCCGCTTTCACGTGTTGCACAATGGTTTGTTCAATGAAAACGTTTAGCGGCATCGGCAAGTATCCGTCGTCAGGATAAAGTGTGACTAGCTGCACAAGAGCCATCCTTGCTGCCTGAAGATGGACTTCTCGCGTCGGAGTTCTCCCGCTCTCCAGGTTCTCATATGTGCGCAAAGGGACGCCCATCGCTTTCGCGAAGGCTGATTGAGAGAGACGACAATGGGCTCGCAGGAGTGAAAGCTGGTTAATCTTCATTGAATTCAACGCTCCCTTTTGCTATCTTGGGAACCGGAGAGGTTGCAGCCCCTCCGGCCCCCAGTTTAACGGCCGATGGAGAGTGTCAGTCTCCACTTGCCGAACCGGACTTGGACGGTGAGCTTGATGCTCATGGTATCCTCCAGTCGGGTTGCCGAAGCGGTTTGCTCCGGTGATTTGTTTATGCCACCATTTTGGTGGTAGCGCAAGTGAAAACCACCATTTTGGTGGCAAAAATTACGCCGTCGGCCTTGCAGGGCTGGCGGCTTTTTTGTTTCTTCTGCGGTCCAGGATTTTCGACGGTAACAATTTCCGCGGAACTATTCGCGCCATCTTGCGTTTTCTTACCACACAACAAAGAGGAGACATATCAATGGATTGGAACCGCGTAGAAGGTAACTGGAAGCAGATGAAGGGCAAGGTTAAGGAGCAGTGGGGCAAACTCACTGACGACGACCTCGATGTCATCAATGGCAAGCGTGAACAGCTCGAAGGCAAGATTCAAGAGCGTTACGGCTATGCGAAAGACCAGAGCAAAAAAGACGTCGATGACTGGTACGGTCGTCAGGGCTGGTAATTATGGAACCCCGCTTAGGCGGGGTTTTTCATGCCTGAGCGCAAATTTATCTGAGCATCAGCGATGCCGTCGGCGATGGAATTTCGCTTCGTGAAACTTTTTCAGTCTCAACGAGTTTGGCCCTAGCGCAACAAGCTCTTGTTTCACGCAACAGACAACCACCCGCCATGCGGAGCATCAAAATTTCCCTCCGGAGGAGACGCATATGAACTCTATTATTTATCTAGTCGGGCTAGTCGTAATCGTCCTGTTCATTCTCTCATTTTTGGGGCTACGCTAATGGTCGATCCTATCGGTACTGAAACAAATCGTAGCTATGTCGATTGGCCAGCCATCTTCGCGGGCACCGTCATCGCGTCCGGAGCAGTTGCAATCCTCACGGCTTTTGCTGGAGGTCTTGGCCTGAGCTCGATTTCGGCTGATGATGGCGGAGATATCAGCGTAATCTGGCTGATCATTACTGGATTGTTCGTCGTCATCTCGATGGTCGGCTCTTATATGTTGGGTGGCTATATTACGGGACGTATGCGTCGCCCAGCTGGATCGGCCGATCGCAACGAACTAACGACACGCGACGGGATCAACGGTCTCGTTGTTTGGGGCCTTGGAACTGTTATTTCAGCGTTCCTTGCCCTCAGCGTCGTGTCGGGTGGCGCAAAGGCCGTTGGCAGCGTAGCGCAATCCGCCGTAGAAGCGACTGGTTCTGCGGTTGGCGGGGCTGCGCAGGGCGTTGGTCAATTGGCGGGTGGGGTGGTGTCCGGGGCCGGTAACGCCATTGGTGGCGTCGCTCAAGGTGCCGGTCAGGCTGCAGCTCCCAGCATTGAGGAAGCTCTTCCTCAAGGGTTGAAAGCCAACCCGATCGACTATTTCACCGACACTCTTTTGCGGACGGACACGCCTGCAATTAACGGCGATCAAAACGGTGCCGATTTTCAGCGCCAAGCCGGTGGAATTTTGAGCAACCTGCTCTCAACCGGAGAGATTTCCGACGCTGATCGTACATGGCTTACGAACCAGATCGCAGCGCGCACCGGCATTAGCCAGACTGACGCTCAGACCCGTGTGAACCAGACAGTCGATCGCGTGCAGGCTGTCCGGACCCAGGCGCAGCAGAAAGTAGACGAGGCTCAGAAGAAGATCGACGATCTGAGGGCGCAGGCTGAAAAAGCTTTCGAGGATGCAAAAGCACAAGCTGTAGATGCCGCTGAAAAGGCACGGGTTGCCGGTATCTTAACTGCGTTCCTCTTGGCAGCTTCTTCCCTTGTATCCGCTGCAGCAGCCTACATTGGTGCGGTGCACGGTGGTCGTCACAGGGACGAGGGCCGCATCTGGGGCGGTCTCGCATACCGGAAGTAAATAAGCTTGCGCACTGACCACGGATGAACTGGCAGACAGCGGCAAGTGACAGGAAGGCTGGTGCAGAGATGCGCTGGCCTTTTTTGTTAGACAAGTGCAGTCGCTACTGACTGCACCCAGTTACCATTGAGGGTCGAATAAGCCCCTCCAACAATGCAAAGAGACGATAATATTCCCAAAATTAGTGCACCCCAATAGGAAACGGCGACGCCCCACGTGTGTACACTCTGCCCGACCCATTGATCCGGGTCCCACAACATCGCTTTGTTTGCCCATGCCTCATAATTGTCACTGTGCATTGACCAGTTCAGCCAGGTGCACAGCCCTGCGAAGAGGGTGAGCATTAGTCCTGAGACGAACCACCATACAGTCAACTGGTATCGTGCCAAGACCTCTGGCTTATCTGCCAATTCACTTAGGAATGTGAAGAGGCCAAACAACGCGCCGCCATGGATCAAAAGAAGGCTTGCGAGTAGCCACTTACCTAATTGGCTTGCGACATCAAATGTCGCTCTCTGCATCTCTTTATAGTCCTTGTATACGATCTCCGCGACTTCAGCTCGGCCCTTCATAAATTGCTTCGGCTGAACTGGAGGGGTAGTGGCGTTGCCTACGGTCATATGTTGCCCATCAGATTTGGTTCGATTGTCTCGCTGAGACACAACCAAAACAGGCTTACTATTGCAACTAAAAGTTCGCCCGGTTCCCAAATTTCTATCCGTGCAGTAACTGTGCACATCCGGGCGTTCACACCTGCACAGCTCTGCCCGGTTGGTGCACGTTTAGGGGTATATATATTTATAAATATATACCCTACTCGTGCAGCCGTGCAGGGCGGTGTGCTGGCTGCACGGTTGTTGAGGTTTTTTATTCGGGCGCCGTGCGCCGGGCATAATGGCAGTCAGGATGCAACCTGGAACCAGCGCTGTCCTAATCGCATTTGCGGCTCGTGAGGAGAACGCAAAATGCGCGAGAATAAAATCGAGCCGTACACCGTCGAGCAACTGCAACAAGCGTATTCAGTGAGCCTGCCTAAAGCAGTCGAGGTACTTGAGCACTTTCGAGGTGACCGGTCGAAAATCGACAAGTTCATGAAGCGCTGTCCTCATCGGGATGAGAACGATCGTCAATAACAGCGGACGACATTTAGCCGAAATTTTTTGGCGCAAAAATCTTGACCCACGCTGCGCCGGTACTAATATTATTTCTGCTTCTTGATCTGGTTGTTTGGATTGGAGGTAAGAAATGGACAGCCAAGATGTTGTATTTCGAGCACCAGTCCGCATTCGGATGCAGTGCGGACTCGAGAGAGCATTCCTGAGCGTCTATGATGCGCTGGACTACCTGGAGCATGAATGGCCACTCCGCCATGGAGAGCGCTACAAGAGAGCGGTAGAAAAGTGCCGCGCCGCGTTGACTTGGGTGGTGCCTACCGAAGTCGCTCGTGAAGCATTTATCGCAGCCTGCCTGGAGGCGGGAATGCCGATGGTGATGGCCAGCCCGTCGGAAGTGGGCAAGCATAAACGCAATCTTCAGGCAAGTGCCTGACAGCGTCACAGCCCCGCGGTGAGCGGGGCTTTTTATTGCCCCAAAAAATATTTCACAAGTCCACTACCCGTTTTCGCTCCTTCTTCGGAAAGTATGCGTGTCGCCACCACGACACCACACCACACGAGGAGGCCTGCATGCAGCAAACCACCCGCATCAATGGCAAGCGCGTCGTCCTCCGTACTTCGCCCAAAGGCAAGGTCACTGTCGCAGACGCACCCATCAAGGAAACCGAAGGACAGGCGGCCCAGGTTCGCGCCCTGCGGTCGTTGCCGGAGTACGGCCGCCAGTTCCTGCTTGCTGGCGACATGAACAGCGCGAAGCGCGGGCCACGGGCCCAGGCTGACGCAATCGCAACCGGCATGACGCCTGGCGAAGCTGACCTGCGGATCTACCTCAAGGGCGGCACACTGCGGATGATCGAAAACAAGGTTGGCAAAGGCCGCCTGTCTCCGGCGCAGGTTGAGCGTCACGCGTCTCTGGCGCGGCTCGGGCATCCGGTGGAGGTGGTGCGGTTCACATCCACGGCTGAAGCGGCCAGCAAGGCTGTAACGCTGGTCAAGGAATGGCTGGCCGACAACGACAATCACGCTGCGCAGTCGCATTAACGGCGCCTACCAAGCGTCAGCACCACAGGGGAGACGATATGAACGAAGAAGACCAGATCATAGACGCCACTGGCAGGGTAGCCTTCACCGGAGATCAGCCGCACCCATACAGGACGAACACTCGATTTCGAAAAGTGGATGGAAAGTGGGAGCCGATAGAGGAAATCAAGACGAGAAACGCGACCAAAACCCTACCAACCTCTGAGGGGAGGGCGGCCGGTAGAGAGCGAGCAAAAGCCAAAGCTGCGGATGAGGCAAAGAAAATGGCGAAGGTTCGGAGGGCGATAATGAAGCGACAGTCAATCGGCGATCCGGCTTGCCGTCAGAGCGACGGAGAGGACTTCCCTTTGCTTGAGGCGCTGCGAAGGGAATATCGGGAAGATTTGGTGTCGGTTGTTCTTCGCTACCGCCGGCTTGTGGCGCTATGCGAAGCGGAGCCTCTGAAAGGGTTGGATTACAGCAAGTCGGACGGTGGCGAGGTTGTAAGGGAAACGAAGCGGCTCACACCAGAGGCGGACATTGACCGAGCCGCCGCCTCTGATTGGAAGGAAATCCCGAGTGGTGAAATCAAAATCTCTACGAAGGTCAAGAAGAGCAAGGGGTCGCATTCGATACCGCCACGACGGACTGTTGTCGCGGCAAATGATAACACTGCCGCGGGAAGCGTGATCAAGACCGAAAGCCTACATGTCAAGATTACCGACGAAATCCTGAATGAGCATATCGACGCCAAGCCAATACTGGCTGAGCTTCGCTGCTCTCTTGGGCCACTGGTTGAGCCTTTTGAGGACGCCGTATTGGGAGGCCAAAACTATTCTGAGATCGGGCGGGCCAAGGGAGAGGGAGCCAAGCCAGCTGTAGCTGGTCGCGCTTTGGTGGGGATGGCAATCGGCACCATTAGCGTGAAATGGCAAGAGATCGATAAACGAGAGGCACGTCTGGCAGAGTACGCACTAAGCCGTTTTCGTAACCGCGCAGCATAGGGACCGCCACGCCGTTTCAAATCCCCGAGGGTTGAGAGGGTATCGAAAGATACCTTCGCCCCTTTGCGGTCACGACCGCCCCGCCGTCATGCTGCATTCGGTGCAGCCGCTGAACGCAGCGGGTAACTATCGCCGCCCCAATCCTCCGCTTGCAAGCTTGGCCCTGAATTTACTGGCATCCACTGTGGACGCGCAGTGGTGGGCGGGTATCTATCAGGTGAAGCAGAGCAGGCCAGCTTGGGTGGGAAGCTCAAATTGGCGGCCATCCCATAACTGATCTGCCGTGATTGTACACTTCACGTTGCGCCTTTTGACAGCAATACTTGAACATCGCCAACACCGATGGGCCGTCTTGGCACAACTCGAAACCTTCCTTGAATTCCCCCATGTAGTCTTCGGTGGCTTGCCGAGTGGCATGGATCATCTTTTGTTGACCTTCGGAGTTGGCCCCGGAGTTGGTCATCGACCACCAGATGTTTTCTTGCGTCTGTCTCCAGACCTCACGGTCGTTCTCGGTTCCATCGAATGCACTCATCTCATCCTCCTCGGTAGATTTTTGATGATGGCGAACTTCGAGATCGACAAGACAGCGGGTCCGCCCGTGAAAGCATTATCAGGAGATTCACCCCGGCTTCCCAATCCCATGCGCGTTCTCCTCCGCAGCGTGGGTTCATGCGGCCCGTTCCCCATCGTGGTTGAGCGGGCCGCTTTTGTTTTTCTGTAACACTCAGTTCAGCCTCATGGTCTAGTATCAGGTCTACCCGGCTTGGGGAGAGTACGTGGAATTGGCTTTTCACTACTGCCACCGCCACCGGCATCAGGCTGCGGCCGATCGGGTCCACTCTGCACTCTTGCCGTCATCTCTCCCTGTCCTGGGAAATCAAATTGGATGCGACGGCCAACCACAAATCCTTGCCGCTGCCGAACCCGCTCAAGAATGTCTTCAGTGGGGGTGAATTTCTTGAATCTAGCAATGAGTTCGTCGCCAAGATTCAGCGTCTTGTCGTCGGTGCTAAAAACGACGTCCGGGCAATGGGGAATCGATGGCGTCCTAGGTTCCGGAGCCGCAGATGGCTCAGTTGGGAACATTGGCTTGATCGCTATCACCCGCGCGTTGGGTCGCTTGGGAAGAAACTGATCAGCGATGTTTGGTTCGCGAATGTGGCCTACGGTGTAGCCGTCTAGGTTAATCGCAGCGAAGTCTTCACGGAGTTGGATGATATCAACCCGAGGACATGGCTGTTGACTTGGGAGCTGTGCGAAGGCGGGCCAAGGTGCAAGCAACAGACCGCCAAACACAAAGCTTAGAGAAGCAGAAATACGAGCGCTGATCATCAGTTCCCCCTGATCCATGAGCAGATAAACTTACAATTGCACCGTACTATGTGTTTGTCTAGAAGGTGTATTCGCTGCTCTTACTGCATGGCGTCGATTAGGAAGCATTAGTGCCCAAACCCTACGGCCGCTCAGCCGAAGCCGCGCTCTATCGTCGCTTCTACAAGACCGCGCGATGGCAACGGCTGAGAGAAGCACAGCTTGCTGCCGAGCCACTATGCCGGTTCTGCTTGGCCATTGAGGATGTCACCGAGGCTACGGTGTGTGACCACATCAAGCCACACAAGGGTGATGAAGCTTTGTTCTACGACCCAGGCAACCTGCAATCACTATGCGCTCCATGTCACGACACGTTGAAGGCTCGCATCGAGCGAGGCCAGCAGGCGGTCGTCATTGGCGTTGATGGATATCCGGTCGACGTGAGTCGATGAGACACGAAACAGGCGTCTAGGTCGGTTTATTAAAGTCCAGTATCAAAAAATGTTCGAAAAACATTGATTTTATTGGGTTTATTTCGAAATATTGCTTGACAGTCGCCTAACATCATGATATGATAGAAGATTTGCCGATTGGCGGGGGTGGGTCGAAAGTCTAGGGCCGGTCGGCCAAGGACCGCCGGGGTAACACAACGCAAGTGCAAACACAGATTTTTGCCTAGCGCGTGCGCAAGCGCGCGTGCGCAAGCGCGCGTGCGCGAGGGGATTTCGCATGTCTGAGAAGAAGAGCCGCATCGACAGCGTTGCTGAGGCCGTGAGGATTGCCTCTTCGGCTGCCGAGGAGATTGAGTTTCCTGAAAACGTGCCGCTCGACGACGGCGACGTACCCTTTTTCAAGAACGTCATTGCTGAATATGCCCGCGCCGAATGGTCGGCGCATCAGCTTGAGATTGCCGCGATGCTGGCCCGCACGATGGCGGACCTTGTGAGGGAGCAAGACCTGCTCCGCACCGAAGGTTCTGTTGCCTTTACTGAAAAAGGCACGCCGGTCGCCAACCCGCGAAAATCCGTGGTCCAGATGCACGCTTCTTCCATCCTGTCGTTTCGTCGATCGCTGGCGCTGCATGCGCGCGCCGTTCAGGGAGAGGCGAGGGACGCTGCGAAACGCCGCGACCAGGCGAAAGAGATTGAGGCGGGTGTCAGATCAGACAGCGATTTGCTTGCGTAGGAGTTTCTTTTGCCGAAAGGTGTGGATAGCAAAACTGGCAACGGAACTCGGTTCAAAGACCGATCCGGGACTAAAAACGGCCGCTTAACATTCACGCGATGCGTAGGCGAAACGGTTCACCGTCACAAAATATGGGAAGCTGTTTGCGACTGTGGAAACACAACCACCACCTACTCTCCACACCTGACCAAGTCGTGCGGGTGCCTACAAAAAGAAGTTGCCGCTGAGATATTGCGTTCTCGATCTCTCCCAGAGGATGAGCGGTTCGCGAGGGTGCTGAAGAACAGAACGAGACAGCGACAGCGACGAAAATCAGACCCCAGGTCTGCTATGCAGGCCCGTTTGAGCAGATTGCACCGCCACGCCCTCTCTAGGGTTGGGGCGATCAAGACCTCCAAGACGTTCGAACAACTCGGATACACCGTCGATGACTTTGTTCGTCATGTCGAGCGCCAATTTCACTCGGGTATGGGCTGGCACAACATGAGTGAATGGCAGGTTGATCACATCATTCCTGCAAGCTCGGCCCGAAACTTAGAGGACGTCATCGCGCTAAACCAGCTTTCGAACCTGCGCCCAATGTGGGCCGAGGAAAACAACAAAAAGAAGAACAGCAGGACAAGCCTCCTTTGAATGGCGCGCTTGCCCTTTGAGGGCGGATGATGAACGGCCAAAATCTGAGTTGGCCGCCAAGTGTTTTGGAGGCGATTAAGAGCGGTCCCATCCCAGTAAGGCGGGACTGGCGCAGACTTCCGGTCAGCGAGCTTACGCGAGGCGAGAAGGTATGCCGATTTATCGAGGGCTTTTTGGTTGTCCCAGAGGGGGATCTTGTCGGCCAACCCATCAGGCTTCTGGACTTTCAAGAGTGCTTCATCCTGGCGGTTTACGACAACAATCATGGAACGGGCAGGGCGTACCTGTCCATTGCGCGGAAAAATTCGAAGACGGCAACAATAGCATGTCTTCTGTTGGCTCATATCGTGGGGCCTGAGGCGTTTCCAAACAGCCGCATGATGTCAGGTGCTCGGTCGCGAAAACAAGCGGCGGAGGTCTACAATTACGCCAGCAAGATGCTTCTGCTGTCTCCTGAGCTCAACAAAAAATACAGGCTTGTACCGTCCAGTAAAACCATCGTTGGCTTGAGCAAGGCGGTTGAATATCAAGCCAGTTCGGCGGAAGCAAAGAGCGCACACGGTGGTTCGCCACTGGTCGCCATCCTCGATGAGGTTGGACAGATCAAAGGCCCGCACGACGACTTCGTTGAAGCGATCGTGACGTCGCAAGGCGCCTACGGCGACAAGGCGATGATCTTCGCCATTTCGACGCAGGCGGCGACTGACGGTGACCTCTTCTCTCGATGGCTGGACGATGCCGAGACATCAAAAGCACCGCGAACGGTTTCGCACCTCTACACGGCTCCGTCTGATTGCGACGTTCTCGACGAGGAAGCGTGGAAGGCCGCAAACCCTGCGCTCGGTAAGTTTAAGTCCGTTTCATCGGTTCGCGACGACGCGGAGCGCGCGGCACGTATGCCGACCGAGGAGGCTAGCTTCCGCTGGCTCCATCTCAACCAAAGGATCGATGCCAATGCTCCGTTTGTGTCGCCGGCTATTTGGCGAGCGTGCAACGCTCGAGTTGTGGACTTTGATGGTCTCCCTGTCTTTGGTGGGCTCGACCTTTCTGAGGTGAGCGACTTGACCGCTTTGGTGCTCATGGCGCCGAAAGAACATGACGGTAAGACCACATGGCATGTGAAGCCGACATTCTGGCTTCCTCATGAGGGGTTGAGAGCGAAAGCCAAGGCCGATCGAGTGCCTTACGATACATGGCATGACGCTGGCCATCTTGAGGCTGCGCCTGGCAGAACCGTCGACTATGAGTTCGTTGCGCACTACCTGCGCGACCGGTTCGAGGAGATGGATATCCGCAAGATTGCGTTCGACCGATGGAATTTCAGGCACCTGAAGCCATGGCTTCAGAAGGCAGGCTTTACTGACGATCAGCTTGATGGCGATGACGCTGTTTTCCAGCCGTTTGGGCAGGGCTTCCAGTCGATGTCGCCGGCTCTCCGCGAGCTCGAAAGCATCATCCTAAACGGCAACCTTGCCCACGGCGACCATCCAGTGCTGACGATGTGCATGATGAATGCCACCATCAAAGCGGATCCTGCCGGCAATCGAAAGCTCGTCAAACATAACCGCGAACGCCGCATCGACGGCGCAGTCGCCTTAGCAATGGCAACGGCGATGGCCGGAACCTACGAGGTCGGCGATAGCGGCGACTTGGACGACTTCGTCAACAATATCATCTCTGTCACCTGGTGACGGGCAACCTAGTGGTGGGGCCTGATGGGCTTTTTTGAGAGATGGGTCGGAAGGCCTATCAAGCTCACCGACGGCGAGTTCTGGAGAGGCTTCTTTGGCCTTGGCACTACGTCCGGGGAGACAGTCACGATTGAGAGTGCCCTTTCGCTTGATGCGGTTTGGGCGTGCGTCAACCTCGTGCAGAACGCGGCCGGCACCCTTCCTTGCATCGTCTATGGCGAGGACGGCGTCACGGTCGATAAGAACGCTCCGCTATACGAGCTTCTGCACGACATGCCGAACATGGACGACACTGCGCCAGAGTTCTGGTCGATGGCGGCGATGTGCCTGCTGCTCGACGGCAATTTCTTCGCCGAAAAGAAGATGAACGGCGAGCGCCTTGTTGCGCTCAATCCCCTTCACCCTCTGAGCGTCGATGTGTGCCGATCGAAAGACGGCCGGAACACGCGCTACTACGAGGTGACGGAAGACGGCAAAAAGCGCCGAGTGCCCGAAGGCAAGATGTTTCACGTCCGCGGCGTCCGGCTGCCGGGCTGTGATCGCGGCATGTCGCCTATCGCGGTTGTGCGCAATACGGTCGGGAATGCCTTGGCTGGCGAGAAAGTCGCTGGCAAGATGTTCAAGAACGGCCTGCTTTCGTCACTTCTAGTCAGTTCGGACCAGATACTTAAGGCCGATCAGCGCAAGCAGATTTCGGACACGCTGACGCAATTCGCCGGTGCCGAGAAGGCTGGTGGGGTGACGGTATTGGAGGCCGGCTTCAAGCCGTATCCGATGTCGATCAATCCCAAGGATGCTCAGTTCCTTGAGGCGAGGCAATACAGCGTCGAGCAGATCTGCCGCATCTTCGGTGTTCCGCCCGTTATGATCGGGCACGCAGCCAACGGCACCACCACCTGGGGCAGCGGCATCGAGCAACTGATCCTCCAATTCACCAAGACCTGCATGCGGCCGATGCTCAAGCGCATCGAGGCGGCAATCTATCGTGACCTGCTGGACGCAAAGACCAGAAAGACCACGAAGGTGAAATTCAACATGGAAGAACTCTTGCGCGGCGACAGCACGGCGCGAGCAGAATTCCTGTCGAAGATGGTCACGAACGGCATCTACCTCGTCGATGAGGCTCGATCTTACGAAGACAAGGCGCCAGTCGACGGCGGCAACAAAGCCATCGTGAATGGCACGATGACGCGCCTCGATACGCTCGGCAAGACCGAAACTCCGGCACCAACGCCAGCAGCGCGCGCTGCATAAGGGAAAATCATGAAGTTTGAACACCTGATTTCGGCCTTTCTGGCCGAACCTTGGGCTATTCAGCGCGAAAAACTGGGCGTTTTGGCTGATGTTTTGGTGGCGCGGGCCGAAGGTGAGAAGCTGTTTTCATCCGAGTTCGCGGCATCGATCGACGATGCGCGCGCCAAGGAAATTGCTGAAACCAGCGGCAACGTCGCCGTAATCCCGGTTTATGGGGTTCTGGCCGATAAAATGGACCTGTTTTCCGCTATGAGCGGCGGGACTTCCTATGCCGGCATCAAGAGAGCGCTGCACAAAGCGCTTTCGAACGAGGACATCAAGGCTGTCGTGCTAGACATCGACAGCCCAGGCGGCACGGTGCCGGGCACAGACGAGCTCGCAACCGAAATTCGCAAGCTACGTGGCGGCGAAAAACCGATCATTGCGCAGGTCAACAGCTTGGCGGCGAGCGCGGCCTATTGGATTGCGTCGTCTGCCGACGAAATCGTTGTGACGCCTTCCGGCCGCGCCGGTTCGATCGGCGTTTACACGGCTCACGATGATCTGTCGGCTGCCCTTGAGCAGCGAGGCATCAAACGCACCTACATTTCAGCCGGCAAGCACAAGGTCGAAGGCAACGAGACCGAACCGCTCGGCAAGGACACTCTGGCGCATGTGCAGGACGGCGTGAACCGCTCGTACAATCGCTTCGTCGCAGCGGTCGCCGAAGGGCGAGGCGTGACCGTCAGCAAAGTTGAAGACAATTATGGCCAAGGTCGAGTTTTCTACGCCGAAGCACTGATGGATCGCGGCATGGTCGACCGAATCGCGACGCTTGACGAGACTTTGGCGCGCACCGGCGCCGACGTCGAGCCTGCTCCGGTGAGGCGCATTAAGGCCGCTAACGCTGCGAAGGCTGATGCAGCGCAGACGCTGGTCGAAAAGATGTCGGCCGGCGAGCAAATCACAAAACGCGAGTTCGAAAACGGCATCAGGGGACTGATGGGTTTGTCGGGCTCTGAGGCAGAGCGGGCCGCTCGGCTCTACCTCAAGGATGGTCAGGGGGCTCCTGACGTCGATGCGGATGCTGCTGCTTTGGCAGCCATTGACCGGCTAATCGCCGAAGCAAAATCACCACTCATTCGATAAAGGAGCCACTCATGGCCGAACTTGCAGAAAAAATTGGCGAACTTGGCGCCTCCCTTGCATCCATCAAGGAGCAGGTTGGCAATCTCGCCACCGACTTTACCTCGAAGCTTGCCGCAAACGGCGAAGTCTCCGCAGAGCTCAAGGAAAAGACCGACAAGGCACTTTCCGAACTCGGCGACGTCACGACCCGCCTTTCCGATATGGAGAAGCGCGCCGCTCGTGAGCGGGTTGGAGGTGATCCTGACGAAAAATCGCTGGGCGATATCGTCGTCGAAGCCGCAGGCGCGCAGTCGTTCGATTCTTCCTACAGGGGAATGATCAAGGTAAAGGCCGACCGCGCTGCCATCACCTCGGCCAATACCACTGTCGGCGCCGGTCGCTCTCAGGGTACCTCTCTGGTTCCCGGCGCGCGTGTTCCCGGCATCTTCGGTCTGCCTGAGCGCCAGCTGACGATCCGCGACCTGGTTTTGCCCGGCCAGACTGCTTCGAGCACGATCGAGTACGTCAAGGAAACCGGCTTCACTAACAACGCTGCTCCGGTCGCCGAAACGACCGCCAAGCCGTATTCGGATCTGACGTTTGACATGACGTCCTCGCCGGTCCGCGTGCTGGCCCATCTCTTCAAGGCCTCCCGCCAGATCCTGGACGACGTGCCAGCGCTTCGCTCCTACATCGACGGACGTGCTCGTTACGGTCTCCGTTTCGTCGAGGAAAACCAGCTGCTGAATGGCTCTGGCACCGGTCAGAACCTTCACGGTCTGGTTCCGCAGGCGACCGCGTTCAACCCGGCGTTCGCTGCCGAAGACGAAACGGCGATCGACCGCCTTCGTCTGGCTGTTCTGCAGGTCGTTCTCGCTGAGTATCCGGCCACTGCGTTCGTTCTGAACCCGATCGACTGGGCAAAGATCGAGCTGACCAAGGACGCCGGCGGCAACTACATCATCGGCAACCCGCAGGGCTCGCTCACTCCGACGCTCTGGAACCTGCCGGTTGTTTCGACGCAGGCGATGGCCGCAGGCGAGTTCCTCACCGGCGCGTTCAGCTTCGCAGCCCAGATCTTCGACCGCATGGATATTGAAGTTCTGCTCTCGAGCGAAAACGTCGACGACTTTGAGAAGAACCTTTTCACCATCCGCGCCGAAGAGCGTCTGGCGTTCGCAGTCTATCGCCCCGAGTCCTTCGTGACTGGCGATGTCGAGGGCGCCTGATTGATCTGAGGGGAGCTTCGGCTCCCCTTCCTTGAAAGGAGTGAACATGACCGATTTTCTAGAAGTGAAAGCCAAGCGCACGTTCGCCGTTGGCAAAGAGCTGAAGACCAAAAAGAGCGATCCATTCAAGGTCGAGGCAGGCGAGGCGAAGCAGCTCGATGAGCTGGGCCTGGTAGACATCATCGGCGAGGTTAAGGCTGACGCCTCTGTTGAAGACGACGCCGCGGATGAAGCCGCTGACAAGCCGGTGATTTCCTCTACTCGATCAACGAAGAAAAAGGAAAAACCCGATGCTGACAACGAAGGCTCGTAAGCAAAGGGTCGCGTCCTATATCGGCGCCGGTATCGTCAACGGTATCGGCTCACCGGTGAATTCTGTTGCGCCCGCCATCACGGGCACCGCGCAGGTTGGCCAGACGCTTACGTCAACAACCGGCACATGGTCTGGTTCCCCAACTTATGCGCGGCAGTGGTTTGCTGCTGGCGTCGCGATTTCTGGCGCTACAGCTGCGACCTATGTTCCGGTCGCTGGCGATGTTGGTAAAGCCATCACCGTTCGCGTCACAGCCACCAATGACAAGGGCAGCGTGCCCGTCACAAGCGCGCCTACTGCAGCAGTAGTGGCGGCTTGATATGGTAATCGTCGATCTTGAAACCGTAAAAAAGCATCTCCGTGTCTTTCATGATGATGAAGATACGGAGATCGGCCTCTATCGCGACGCCGCTGAAAGCATCGTGACGCAGCATCTTGATCGCGAAGTCGTAGCTGCCGGCGAAACTCCCACGGTCACCGACGGCATCGCTGCAACGCCCGCAATCGTGTCGGCGATCCTTCTCGTGACCGGCGATCTCTACGAGGTGCGAGAGCCTGACCCGAAGGCAACGGGCGACGCAGTTCTTCCGCGAGCGGTACGGATGCTTCTGGCTCCGTGGCGTGTCTGGCGAACAGTGGCGGACGACTATGTGGCTCCGATTCCATGAACCGTTCGACTGGCGCCAGCCAGGCTTCACCATCGCCTATCCTGTCGGCCTCTACAACGTCACGCGCAAGTGCGCTGCGGCTGCAATAGCGGCCAAGGCTGCCGAACCCACCAAGGATCGACCGAATGCCAAAACGCAAGAGGGCGGGCGCAGGCTCGCTGAGTGAGCGCATCGGCTTTGAGGCCGAGGTCGAGGGTGACGATGGGTATGGTGGTGTAGTGGTCGGCTTCGCGGAGCAATTCGTCGAGCCAGCCCGTCTCGAGCCGCGCGTCGGCAGCGAGCCTGTCATTGCAAGCCGCCTACAGGGTTTGCAACCCTACACCATGACTGTGCGCAGGAACGAACGCACGGGCGCCATCACGCCAGCTTGGCGGGCGCGGAATAAGCGGTCTGGCGTGGTCTACGCAATCAAGGCTGCGGTCAACATCGACGAACGCAACCAGTGGATTGAGCTGCTTGTGGTGCAGGGGGAGGCGTCGTGATCAAGGCAAAGGTTCTGGGCCGCGAAGCGCTGACGAAGAAGCTCAATCAGGTTGCTCCGCTCGCCAACAAGTACGCCGCCGAAGCGAAGCTACAGATCGCTACCGAAGCCGCCGATAAAATCTCCGACCGAGCACCGATAAGCAACAGCGCAACGGCTGGCGACTACGCTGCCTCTATACAGGGCGCCAAGATCTCTGACAGACCGACTGCGAAAGCGCTTGTCGGTGCATCGGCCAGCAAGGATCCGGATGCGACTGGCGTTTTCGCTGCGTGGATTTGGCATTTTTTGGAGTTCGGCACACGGCCGCATAACGTCGCGAAGGGTGGCGGCACTGTTCTCGGCAAGAAGCAGACGGACGGCGCAAAGCTACACCCAGGTACGCGGGCGCAGCCGCACGTTTTTCCGACATGGCGAGCATTTAGGGCAAAAGCGAAGAAGCGCATCAACGACGCCGTATGGCGAGGCGTGAGGGAGGCCATGAAAAAGTAATGGCTAACCCCGATCTAGAGCTCCAGGGCGCCATCGTTGCGAGACTGAAGGCGCGCGCCGCGCTGACGGCTATTGTCGCGCAGCGCATTTACGACCGCCCGCCGACCAGCGCACCGTTTCCGTACGTCGAATACGGCGAAAGCCAAGTCATAAGGGATGATGTCGGCTGCTTAAAGTCGAACCTCATCTACGTGACGATTCACGCTTGGTCGCAATATTCCGGAGGCTTCAAGGAGCTGAAGGAAACCATTCACGAGGTCGTTGAGGCCCTGGATGAAGCGCCATTAGTGCTGCCCTCACATCGATTGATATCGATCACGCGGCAAGACACTCGTCATTTCAAAGACCCGGACGAAGTCACGACCCATGGTGTCGTCGAATTTGTCGCGCGCGTCGAGACACCGGCCTGATTGGCCATCAATCCCTAATTTTTGAGGTTTACAAATGGCCGACGGTCAACAGACTGGTCGTACGCTGCTCATCCAGATCGGTGACGGCGAAACTCCTGAAGAATTTTTGAATCTTTGCGGTCTGACGACCCGCAGCTTCAATATGTCCGCAAATGAGGTCGACACGACTATCACGGACTGCGTCAATCCGGGGAACACGCCGCAGAAAACGGCAGAGCCGGGCATCAAGAACCGCACGTTCTCTGGCTCAGGCAAGTTCGTGAAGAGCACATCCAATACCGCCTTCATGGAGCACGTCAACGACGCTACCAAGTTCAATGCCAAGGTAATCGTGCCTGGCCTGGGTACTTACACCGGCCCTTGGTTCGTTTCTGAATTCGAGTTCAGCGGCGAGATGGAGGGCAACATGGAATTCACGGCCACGTTCGTTGCTGCTGGCGTTCTGACGTTCGTTGCGGAGGTGTAATTTGGCTGACGCTGAAAAGCCGTTCCCGCTTGAAGTGAATGGCGCGCGGGGCGAGGTCGGCGTGTTCGTTGGCAAGGTGCCGCTGGTTATCGTTGCCGAGATGGGCGGTCTTGCCGCTGTGTCTTCGCGCCTTTCCTGCAAGAGCATGTCCGATCTGTTTCTTCGCCTTTCAGGCGTCGAGCCGGCCGCTACTGTGGCCGCACTCGACCTGCTTACCGTGCGCGGCGACAAAGTCGCGGCAATTGGCGCGCTGAAGCTCAAGCACTTCGGCGCCGTCGCGAAAGCAATCTCTGATGCCTTGTCCCATCATTTCGATGAGGAAGACGAGGGAAACGAGGAAGCCGCTCAAAAGGCGGCGTAGAAAAACCGTTTCCCTGGCGCGATTGGCAAAAGGTCGCATTCGGCGGCCTTGGCTGGACACCTGCAATTTTCTGGGCGTCTAGCTTGACCGAGTTCACCCTTGCGGTGAAAGGCAAGGCAGAAGCGAACGGAGCCAAAAAAGCCGTGGCTCCTCCGTCAGACGCCGAGATGGACGAGTTGATCAAGAGGTATGGTGGTTAGGCTGGTTTCAGCCTCCACACGTTTGGATTGGCCCTGTATTGTTCGAGGTACGGGCCAATCTGGCTGTTTTTGATCGCATCGAGGTATCGATCAGTCACAAGGCCGTACTCATAGCACTCCTGTGTGATGATCGCGTATTCCCGCTTCGATCCTTCGTTTAGACCGTCGATGTCTCTCCTAAGGATGATGTCGGCCATCCCATTTTCGCACTTCTCGATGATGCGAGGGGTGGCGACTAGTGTTGGCCTATCCTGAGTTGATAACCCCCGAGCAGCCCATCCTCCTGCGGCCGAGGCAGCGCACGATACCGCAAGAATTGCCGCAAGTGTCCAAACCCTCATTTGAGAAGCCTCCCAGCTCGTCTAACCGGCGAGCTTTTCCACGTTAGGAAACAAACTTGGCCGGCAATAACAACGATGATCTGATTATCTCAATCAGCACCGACCTTGCAACCGTAAAGCGAGCGCTTAACAGGTTGGTTTCGGACGTAGGAGCGGCATCCAGCGGTATCGAGAAGCGATTTGCCGCAACAGGCAAGTCTATCAACAATTCACTCACCACATCGATGCAGGAACGCATCAACAGCATGGTGGGTATTGGAACGACGGCAGCAAAGGAATGGAACGGAGTTCTCGCTGATCAGCAGAAAGAGCTTGATCGCCTCCGCGCCAAATACAGCCCGCTGTTCGCAACGATTTCGAATTACAAGAACGCCGTCGCGGAGATCCGGCAGGCCCATGCCGTCGGCGCCATTTCAACTAATGAGATGACCGCCGCAATTCAACGTGAACGGCAGGCGGCTCTTGCGTCTACAGCGGCAATTAAGGGGCGCAATTCGGCTCTTGCCTCCCAGCCCAAGACGAGCAGCTTTAATACCGCGAACATCGCTGCCCAGTTCCAGGACATCGGCGTCACTGCGGCGATGGGCATGTCGCCTATACAGATCGCCTTGCAGCAAGGCACGCAGCTTTCGGCTGTTCTGCAGGAGATAAAAAACAGCGGGCAGGGCGTAGGTAAAGGATTGGCCGCTGCGTTCGCATCGGTGATATCCCCTATCTCCCTTGTGACGATCGGCATCATCGCCGCTGGCACAGCAGCATTCCAGTACTTCTCTACTGTGATGAGCGAGGGCGATAAGTCTGCTGAAGTCCTAAAAGAACAAGCTGCCCTTATTTCTGCGGTTGCGGAGAGATGGGGCGATGCAGTTCCGGCGTTACGGGAATATGCCGACCAGCTGAAGCGTGCGCAGGATGGCGCCGATCTCCAGACCGCCACGGGCAATGCAATTGAACGCGTACTTGCCGAGGCGACTAAGGGGTATGACGGCCTAAAGACAGCTGCCGTAGAGGCTTCTTTGGAGATGCAGACAGGGAACCAAGAGGCCAGGCAATCATTCGCCGTCCTCATTGGCGACGTCAATGATCTTGAAGGGAAGATCGGCAGCCTGTCGGAAGCCTACAAGGCCGGAAAAGACACGTCCAAGGAAATGGCAGACGTCACGCAGACGCTCGCCAAAATGCTTGAGAATGACGCGTCTAGGGCATCTGACACCCTAAGCGGAAGGATTGAGTATCTCTCCCGTATGTTCGTTGCTGCTGCGGACAGCGCCAAAAAACTGCGGGAGCAAGCCTTGCTGGCTGAGGCGTCGGCTAGGACAGCGCTATACCCATCGCGAGGTAGCTATCCGCAGACATTTCAGACCGCCGACGGTACAACACAGAACGAGAAATACCCCCTCCCGTTCGACGGCCCCACACCAGAACGCCGCCCGTCCGATCTGGACACAGACAAGAACAGAGGTTTCGGTACGCCGAAGCGGGAAAGGGCTTCAAAAAAGAGCGCGTCTGACCGCTTCGCAGAAGACCTTCAAGCGGTTCGAGATAGGACTGAGGCGCTGCGTCAGGAAATGAACCTTATTGGCTTGTCCAATGAGGCTCAAGTTAAGCGCCGTACAGCGCTAGACCTGGAGCAGAAAGCGCTGGCCGACCTTCGCGAAGAGGCGCGCAAGAAGAGTGAAAAAGACCTGGAAAGCATCACGCTTTCGCCCGACAAGATTGCCGCGATCGAGCAGGAATCTGCTGCATATGCTCGGCAATCTGAGGCGCTTAGGAAAGCGCAAGAGGAACAGCAGAAGCTGAATGAGTGGAACAACGTCGCAAGAGACGCAACGCGCGGCTTCATCGATGATTTGATCCATGGCGAGAGTGCCGCGGATGCATTTGCTGGCGCGCTCAGTCGGATCGGCGACGCACTTCTCGACGACGTGCTGAACAGCATCTTCAAGGTCAACAGTGTAGCTGGCGGCAGTGGCGGCCTCCTGAGTAGCTTCCTCGGCCTGTTTGGTGGTGGATCACAGTGGGCTGGCATTCAATCCGGGTCGATCACCGGCGGCCTCTTCTCCGAAGGTGGCTTTACCGGTCCTGGCGGCAAGTATCAGCCGGCCGGTATCGTCCATAAGGGCGAAGTGGTTTGGTCACAGGCTGATGTGGCTCGCGCTGGCGGCGTGGGTATGGTTGAGGCGCTGCGAAACGGCTACGCCAACGGCGGCCCGGTCGGGATCTCGGTTCCGAGGATCCCCTCGCTAAAGCCAGCCAACGACAATGCAGTGAAGGTCAACTACGCGCCCGTCATCGACGCGCGCGGCGCTGATGCTGCCGCTGTGGCCAGGCTGGAAAAGGTTGTCGCAAAGCAGGGTGCAGAAATGCAAAGCCGCGTTGAGGCCGCCGTCCGGTCTGCTCAGAAGCGAAACGTGAAGTTGGGGTGATATCTGTACACAAAGGAAAAGGCCTCCCTGATCGGGAGGCCTCTACCTTTAGGCAGCCTTCTTCGCAGTAGACGTCTTATTGATTGACGTGACCGCGAGGTTCGTCAGCTTGTTGTTCGTCGCTTTTTCCTGATCAAGGATTTCACTCAGGATTTTGTGCGCTTCGTCATGGCCGAGATCCTTGGCCCATTCGCGCAGCGAACCGTAACGGGCGATCTCATAGTGCTCTACCGCTTGGCATGCGGCCAGAAGGCCAGCGTCTAGCGCGGTTCCTTCGGCCTCTTCCATGAGGCTGTCGGCCTCCTTGATCAAGCCTTCGATGGCATCGCACTTTTCGCCGGACGCCTTCTTGCCAATCGACTTAAAGACCTGATCGAGCTTTTTGATCTGGTCCTTCGTCTCCGCGAGATGATCCTCGGCGGCCTTCTTCAATTCGGCGCTTTGGGCGGCCTTCGCTACTTTCGGCAGCGCCTTCGTGATGGCGTTCTCTGCGTAGTAGACGTCCTGCAGCGTGTGCTCGAAAATTTCCGCAAGCGATTTCATGGGATTCCTCCGGTTGTTGAATGCTCCGGGGGGAAATGCGCGGTTGCGAGCTTTGTTCCTTGGCGCTCACACAACGGCGGAAACACAATGACAATCACATACCCGCTCCCAACTTCCTTCTTCGATGAGTTCCCAGGCTGGTCGACCGAGTTCAATCTGCTGTGGCGGCAAGAACAGTCGCGTACTGCCGGTGGCCAAACGGTCGTCAAGGATATGGGTTCGCCACTCTGGCAGATGACAGCGCAATCGCGCTCGATGAAGCCGAACGAACTGGACTACTGGCGTGCGCGGCTCACGAGCCTGGAAAACGGGCTGAAGACGTTCCGCGCATTCCCGAAGTCGCGCTGTTTCCCGGTGGCGTATCCGAACGGCAGTTGGCCGACCGGCGGCGCATTTGCCGGCGTAGGGCAGGTGGCCACGATTGCGAGTAACCGCAAGGCCATCTCGCTCTCCGGCCTGCCTGCTGGCTACAAGGTCACGGTCGGCGATTACATCCAGATCGGCGACAAGGATCTGCACATGGTGATGGAGCCGATGACCGCAGGCGCCGGCGGAGTGACAACGCAGTTTGAGGTGCGTCCGCATCTCTGGCCCGGTGTTACGGCTCCACATGACGCAAAGCTAGTCCAGCCTTCCTGCATCATGATGCTCGTGCCTGGCTCCATTTCGACAACTGCCGACATGGCAACGGGTCGGGGCACGGTCACGTTTCAGGCGATTGAAGCCCGCTAGCCGGCGCCAACCATCACAGGAAATCAATGAGAAACATCTCAGCAGAAAACCTTGCTGCGCTTGAGGCGCGGCAGCTGGTGGCGCGCGACTTCCTCTGGTTTGTTGCGCGCGATCGGGCGACAGGTGCGCCGGTCACGGATGGCATGTGGTCGGACGTCGGTAACGTATCGGCGGCCATCGTCCATCCGGATACAGGTTTGCCGGTCACGCGTGACTGGTACGGCTCCGGCACGCTGGTGCAGATCGATGACATTCCGCTCGTCGCCAACCTTTCGGTGCAGAACGTCAATATCCGCCTCTCGCAGGTCAGCGAGCACGTTCAGACGCTGGTGAGGCAGTATGATTGCCGTCAGGCGCGCGTCGAGATTTACCGAGGTCTGTTTGATCCGGACAGTCGCCAGATGGTGGCGCCGGCCGAATGTCGCTTCGTCGGCTTCGTGGATACCATCACGATCAATACGCCTTCTGAAAATGAGGAAGGCAGCGTGACGATGGTTTGCGCCAGCCACACTCAGGAAATGACGCGCTCCAATCCGTCGACGCGCAGTCACGCGACGCAGGTGCTGCGGCAGGCCGGCGACGCGTTCTATCAGGATGCGGACACCTCTTCCGAGTGGGAGTTCTTCTGGGGTTCCGAAAAGGGCAAGGTCGCGACGCAGCCGAAGCGCCGCAAATTTTTAGGTATATTTTAGAGGAGCTTTTGGATGGCTGAGGCTTGGCTGCCGGTCTGCGGCTTTGAGGGATTCTATGAGGTTTCGAACCTTGGACGTGTTCGCTCCGTCGATAGAACGGTAACGCGAGATTACGGCGACGGCAGAAAAACGACAGTGCGCCGACGCGGTGCTATCATGAAGTTCGATTACCGCGATGGGTACGCGACAGTCCGCATGCAAGCCGAAGGTAGGTCATTCAAGGGATATGTCCACAGGCTCGTCTGCGCAGCGTTCAATGGGCCGCAGCCGACGCCTGCGAAGAGCGTGGTCGCACATAATGACGGCGACTTTACAAACAACACGCCCGAGAACGTGCGATGGGCTACTCCAACCGAAAATCAGCGCGACCGTGAGGGCCACGGAACTCATAACAGGGGCGAGCGATCGCACCTGCGCAAGCTGACGTGGGATGATGTTTCCGAGATTAGAGAATCTTCGGAACCAAACCCGCATGTGGCCCGCCGATTTGGTGTGACGTCAGCAAACATCCGCATGATCAGACGAATGAAAACCTGGATACCCCTGTGATGGACATCCGCTTTGCCGAAGCGAGCGACCGAGATCGCGTTGTTGCGTTGCTTCGTGAAAGCCATGAGGCCGCAGGCTTCACCTTTCCATTCCAGGCGGCTTATGCTGATGGGCTGTTTCAGCAGCATCTGGCGTCGGACAAGGCCTGCATTCTTGTCGCAGGAGATCCGGCGCAGGGCGTCCTGATGGCGTGTGCTTTCGAGCACCCGTTCGGTGCCGGTCGCATTGCCAAGGAAACAGTCTGGTACGTCACTCCAGCGGCACGCGGTCGGGGAGCGATCAAGATGCTCGATGCTTACGAGACGTGGGCGCGGTCGGTCGGCTGCGTGTCTGCTGGCATGGCATCGCTCGTCACCAACGACGTTTCCGGCCTCTACAAGCGGCGCGGCTACAGCGCTGTCGAAACTCATTTCATGAAGCCGCTTTAGCGGCGTTCCTTCGGCGCCACCCGCGCCCCGCGCTTACGCGCATCCCAAGGAAAATCGATGGCTATTTTTTCTGGTATCGCAGCCGCGATATCCGGCGTGGTTTCGGCTGTCTCCGGTTTTATTGGCGGCCTTGGCGCAGTCGGCGCGTTCCTGCTGAAGACCGCCGTCGGTGTTGGCCTCAGCCTTCTCGCGCAGTCTCTCGCAGGTAAGCCAAAAGACCCGACGTTCTCCATTAACGGCACACTGCAGGGCGGCGGCGATGTTGCTCGCTCGTTCATCATGGGCCGCACCGCGACCGCTGGTTCGCTGGTGTTCGTCAATACCTGGGGGCAGGACGGCGATACGCCGAACGCCTATCTGACGCAGGTCATAGCACTCTCGGATTTGCCGGTGCGTGGCCTTGCCGAGGTCTGGGTCAATGGCGAGCTCGTAACTTTCGGCGGCCTGACGGATCGCGGTTATTCGGTAAACGAGTATCCAGACAGCCTCTGGGTTAAGTTCTACGACGGCACGCAGACGACGGCTGACAGCTTCCTGTTCACGTCGGTTTCGAACGGCAACAGGTGGTGGAACCCGGATCGCATCGGGCGCGGCGTTGCTTATGCGATTGTCACGGCTCGCGTCTCGAAGAACATGTTTTCGGGCGTGCCGTCCTTCAAGTTCGTGCTCGAAGGGCTGCGCCTCTACGACATCTCGCGTGACAGCACGCAAGGCGGCGTCGGTCCGCAGCGTTTTGCCGATCCGGCGACATGGGGCGGAGATGGTGACTTCCTGCCTGCAGTGCAGATTTACAATCTACTGCGCGGCATCACCTATAACGGCCAGTGGTTTTATGGCCTGCAGAACATGGCGGCGGCTCGCCTTCCTGCGGCAGCATGGATTGCGCAGATTGAGAAGCACCGCGCCGGCACACTGGAATCCACTGGCTGGGTAAACACCTATCGCAGTGGCGGCGAAATTCAGGTGGAAGCACCATTGGCGTCTGCGGTCGAGGCGCTGCTTACGGCCTGTCAGGGCAAGATCTCGGAAGTTGGTGGAGTTTATTACCTTCACTCCGGGGCACCGGGTGCGCCTGTCATCGCGTTCACTGATGACGATATTCTGTCTACTGAGGAACAGGAGTTTACGCCTTTCCTTGGGCTGGCGGATACCATCAACGGTGTGTCGGCAAACTATCCTTCTCCGCAAGACGGATGGGTATCGAAGACTGCGCCGCCGCTCTATCGAACTGACCTTGAAGCGATCGACGGCAACCGCCGCCTGATGGCTGACGTCGACCTGAACTTCGTTCCATATCCGGAACAGGTGCAGCGCCTCATGAAATCTGCGCTTGAGGAGGCTCGCCGCTTCCGCAGGCACACGATTGTACTGCCGCCCATGTTCTGGGCCTATGCGACGCCGGGAACCGTGTTTTCATGGACCTCCGAGCGCAACGGCTACATTGGGAAGCTGATGCGGATCGATGGTGTCGCCGATCGCGCCAACCTCGATGTGATGATCGACATCACTGAGGTGGATCCGGGTGATTACGACTGGAGTACGGACACCGAATTCAAGCCTCCGGTCGATGGTCAGCTTGGTGTCATTCGCCCGACGCCGCAACCCATTATCGATTGGTATGCGGAGCCGGCGACGGTCAAGGATAGTACCGGTCAGGATCGCAGGCCCGCCATCCGACTGACGTGGGACAACAGCGATGGTCGCCTCGATGACGTCATAGGCATCGAATATGAGGTTCGCCTTCAGGCGTCGCTTGAAAAGGTCACAGAAGGTCGAACGGACCAGCCACAAGTGGGCTCAATGCTCATTTCGCAAGGCTTGCTGCCGAACGAGAGTTATGTTGCTCGTGGCCGCTATATACCTGGTGGTGACAGGCCGGTTTTGTGGTCGGGGTTCATTCCGGTCATTACGCCTAACGTCCTGCTTTCCGATATGGACGTATATGTCGACATCGATCTCAGCGGCATCGGCGACGCCCTTGGTTGGCTTCGCCACAACGCCAGAACGGCACAGGACGCCATCGATGGGCTTATTGCCGCACAGATGGAAATGGCGACGGTTGCCTACAAAGACACCCGAAAACTTGCCAGAGAATTGTCCGTGGAGCTTGGCGCGGCGCGCGCTGAATATCGTGAGGATATTCAGCTTGCCGTGAATGAAACCATGGCGGTTGCTGGCAAGGTGGAGACGCTGACGGCAGCGCTCGGCGGCAATACTGCGTCGATCAATATTGCTTGGGCCGCCGTTGCTGCTCCATCGGGCTACGCGGCTCGATATGGCATCATCGCCGCAGTGAATGACGGTCAGTATCGCGCCGCATCATTCCTGATGGATGTGCCCGCCAATCCGGCAAGCCCAACGCGCATCATCATGAAGGCAGGCCAGGTTCTCATGGTGAGCGATGATGACGAAAACGTCGAGCGCCCCTTTGTATTTGAAGACGGCGAGCTCACGCTTTTGGCTGCGAACGTTCGTCGCATCAGATCCGGTTTGATCGAGGATGACAACGGCAAAATGACGCTCGACATCACGAACGGGCGGATAAGGGTGCGCTCAGCATGACGCAAATTCACATAGGCCTGGATTATGAAGGCGTAGGTAGTCTGAAGATCACCAAGGGCAATCTTGATCCGGCCATGACCCATGACAGCACGCTGGGCGCATTCTTGTACAACTCCAAATTCGCGGTGCAGGCTCAGATCGGCGGCCGCGATACCCAGCCTTACAGGGGTGGTGACTACAACTACCCTCCGGGATCTGGCAATGATAACTTCACATTGCGCAGCTGGCGTTATCCAACCGACGTAATGCAGAACCGTGTGTTTTATCGGGCAGCGTATTTCCCCGGACTGAACTACACGTTGCCGCTGTTTGATGTCCTTGTGCGTCGCACGACCGATAATTATTACGTCAACGCGCGCTCAATCCTTAGCACCTATGGCCATGAGAGCCGTGGCGAGCGGATCGCCACGGTCATGCCCTTTAATGACCAGTCCGACTTCGGCTGGAAGCTCAACAACCGTACCCTCGTCGACAATAATTATCGGACCTTTGGAGATATTCTTGCGCTTACCAACGTCTTCGGAGCGGTTAGCTCGGGAAACTATAATTATCTGACGAATGAGTTGCTGGTTTGGAACCTTCCCGGGGATGAGGCTGGCATCGTCGATGCCCAGCCATTGACGCCGAACCCGGAGCATTTCGCCATCAATATTGATAGCTCCGGCTTCAAGGTAGCAAAGCCTGGTTATAACGTCGACACGGCTTTTGGCACGCAGCTCGCTTTCGACAGCAGCAACCGGCCAACTAAAATTGTTGCTGCTGATGATATCTTCGTGCCGTCCGGTGGTTCGGAGTACGTGCTGCCGATGGCCGTGCCAGATGGCACTATGTGTATCGTCAATTTCTACACCGGCAGCACCATTGTCTATCCCGCCAACCCGCACGAAGAGCAGAACGGGGCAGACTGGCGCATCGCCGGAGACCGGCTTTATTTCAGTAACCCGAATGGCGGATGTCGGGCGCGGTTCATGGTCGTCGCGTACGATCAATCACCGCAAACGGTCGGCAACAATGACGTCTGGAGGATGTTCGACGTCAATGGCGAGAACGTTGTTCAATTTCTCAGACCTGGCGCCGGCGATCCGCCCGCTTTTTCTGACATTGTCATCGACAGTCGTTGGCCGGCAATATCGATGCTTGCGCAAGGCTACTTCGGTGTTGGCGGTGGTGCGCAGAATACATCGATCCCGATCGACACGACGAACTTCTATCCAATCGTCAGATACATGACGGTGCACTCCGGTTACGGCGGAGGGAGCGGTGGCGATAACTCTTACTCCAAGATGATTCGACCGCCGATCACCGCCAAATATCGCGTGCGTCATCCGACTGTGGGTTTTCCGTGGAGGGATTCTGGCGACAGCTCATACGTGACGATCCAGTCAAACGCGGCGGTCTTCTCGACCTTCTCCGGAGCGGCGGCCCGCGCCGCAGTCGTCGACAATGGGGGCGGTAGCTACTCGGTTTCCTACACCTATCCGTCGTCGCCGGTGATCGGCATCCGCTATTATATTTTTGGCATACCCAAATAGGATTGACCCATGTCCACGAGTAACCAGATGCATCTCGACGTTACTGTTGTGATGCAGGAAGCAAATGCGCTTGAAGATCACTACAAGCGCCGCAATCTCTATCTCGCTCAATCGCTGTCCGTTCAGAAGGCTGAAAACCAGATCCTTCTCGACAAAATTAACGGCCTTGAAGCCGATCTTCGTCTCGCGCGCGGTGAAGGCGGTGGAGGATCCGAATAATGGCAACACCAACCTGGTACGGCGACGGTACGGCATCCGTTGTTGTTGGATCGCGCACGGTCACCGGTACGGGAACGGGCTGGCTGACCGCTGTTGCCGGTCTGACGCCGATTAAGTCCGGTGACAAATTCGGCATTCACGTTGGCCGTCCGATCGTCATAGAGCAGATCATCAGCGACACGGAACTGCGGCTTGCAGACGATTGGCCCGGTCCCGCGCAAACTGACGCGCCTTATAAGGTGGAGCTGACGTCGCCAACTATTGCCGCAGTCGAGGCTATGCGACGGCTGCTGGCCTCGTTGTCTAATGGCAACTTGGAGGGATTGTCGAAAATAGAGGTGGGCGTTGACGATATCCCGATAGGGATTGGCCCGGGCGTCTTCGGGACCGTCAATAAGGCGCAGTTAGTCAATGGCGTGGAGTTTGATGTTCAGGTCAACACGCTTGCGGACCGAGCCGCATACAATGCGGCGGCGACTGGTTTCAAGGTTCTTGTTTCTAATGTGGGTGATGGTCGCTCCGCACTCTACAGCAAGAAATCTGCTACCTCTGGAGATTGGAGTAATCCGAGTTACATTACCGGACCGACGGGTATCGCTGGACCGTACACGGAAATCACGGTTGGACCGACAACGACGCTTCCTGCTGGCTCATCGGCTACTGTCACGCCCGTCGTTGTTGATGCAGATACAGTCCGCCTGGATTTTGGCTTACCTAAAGGGCTTGATGGCTCCGGAACGGGTGATGTCACTGGGGCTGCATCATCGGTCGATGGTCAGTTCGCTGCCGCTAACGGAGCAACCGGAAAGTCGCTGAAATTTTTGACCGCAGCTCAGGCTCGGCAGACACTTGGTGGATGGGAGTTCATAGGCTCCTATAATATCGCCGGTTTGAGTGTTTTAGACGTCACCAATCTTGGAGCCTACAGAACGCTTCGAATTAACGGCGCAGGTGTTTTCAACGCCAACAACGATATGAATATCCGATTCTCGGAAAACAACGGCTCCACCTTCGGCGCAGATAGCGATGAGTTTCTTTATACGTTCATAGGCACGAGAGCGCCTAATTCTGGAAGTGGAGCCGTTGGTGAAACAACTGACGGATTAAGTTCTGGTAACTTTTTCCTGTATCATGGAGGAAATACTGGATATCCGACCCTCGCGGAATGCGTAATATACGAGTTCAATCAGACTAGAAACGCTGGCACTTTTGTGAGCAGCAGGCTTAGCACTTCAACCGATAGGTATGTTCGCATGATTGGGGCGGCGCACAAGCGTGCGACAGTTCAAAATGCCCTTAGATTTTACCTAAATGGAACAACTGTCCAATCTGGTATGATTTACCTTGAAGGAATTCGCGGATGAATATTGCGATATTCAACGCCGAAACAGGCGAAGCAACTGAACGTCCCATGACCGCCGACGAGATTGCCGAGATTGGGCAAGTGCATGAAGCTCTGCCACCCACCATTGCCGACTACGAAAACGCCATCCAGAACCTTGTCGATGAAACTGCCCGCGAGCGTCAGTTCCGCGATGGTGTGACGTTGGCGTCCTACACGGCGTCAACCAAACCGAAGTGGGCGGCAGAGGCACAGGCTTTCGTCGCGTGGCGCGATAACGTCTGGTTTTATGCTTACGGCGAGTTGGCCAAGGTTCAAGCCGGTCAGCGACAGCAGCCGACCGTGGAGCAGTTCCTTACGGAAATCGCCCCCATCGCTTGGCCGGTAGCGTGACCCGGCCGACGATGAGATGTAATTAGAACCTGATGCCGAAACCCGCAGTGAATTGATATTGATTATTGTCATAGTACCTTTGCGATGGGAGGTCTCTGTATTCAGCCTCCATCCGAAGGAAATACTGATCGAAGTTTAGCTCTGCGCCAGCCGCAACGGAATACACGAACGAATTGAGATGGTCGGTGGAAGAATACTTTCCATACTCTCTACCCGTGCCGCCTTCTCGTCCCTCTATAAACGCGGCTCCCATCCCGATCTTGCCATACAAGAACGTCGAGCCGATCATGGATCCTGCTCTAATGGACGCCATCGTAGAGAGTGTCTCTTTGTAGAAAAGACGATATGTCCCTTCTGGAAAGTCCGTGTACTGCAGAATTTCTTTTTCGTTCAGGTGACTTCGGATCGACAACTCGGGACCAATGACGAAACTTCCGTCAACAAAGTTGTATCCAGCAAAAATTTGCGCACTTGGGTTGGTCACGCGACCGTACCAATTTGCCAGATGCTCGGACGTTCCTCCGGTTATTGCGCCTCCAGCGTACCAACCTTGGATATCTTGAGCCATCAAGGTTTGTGGAACCATTAAAAACACAAATGACGTAGCCAGCTTTCGCATTTATTCCCCCAAGAACTACACTCGGGTATAGCGTTCATCTTGTGGTAGCTCAACCTGAAATTGCTTTGACCGGTAGCGTAAGCCGGCACCCATAAGGAATCCCAAATGCCAATCACAAAAATCTCCACACAGGGGAGGGCCTTCGTGCGCCTGCACGAGGGCAACCCACTAACCTGCTACCTTGACCCCGTCGGCATTCCGACGATCGGTACGGGCTTCACAATGCGCAGTGGTTCCGTTCGCCGTGAACTGGCGAAGATCGGTATCACGAAGCTTGTGCCAGGTAAGACCAAGATCACGACCGCGCAGAGCGATGTCATCCTCGACGCTGTTCTTGCTGCCGAGTACGTGCCTGCAGTCGTTGCTGGTTCGCCCGAGAATCGCAAACAGCATGAGCTGGACGCTGCTGCATCCGTGACGTTCAATCTCGGCGTCGGCGCCATGAATTGGACGTGGGCCGAATACTGGCGCAAAGGCCAGATCAAGAAGGCTGCGGCTCATCTCGCCTCCAACTACAACACGGCGAAAGGCAAGAAGCTGCAGGGATTGGTGCGCCGCCGCAAGGAAGAAGCCTTGCTTTTCGAGAAGGGCATCTACACCGGCGTAGCGAGCGCTACGAAGGAGGCTACTGCTGAGCCGCCTGCCCAGCCTGATCCTGTCGTGAAGGAAGCGCAGGAGCTGCTGACTGCGGCGGGCCTCAATCCCGGCGCCATTGACGGCTGGATGGGCGAGAAGACCAAGGCCGCGGTGATTGCCTACCAGAAGGCCCACCCACACCTGATCGCCGACGGCATCATCGGTCCCGCCACGCTCGCACAGCTGCGGCGCGACGGCTCAGCCGCAAGGGAAGCCGTGACGAAGGGTGTCGGCTCGGCTGCGAGCTCAGGCTTGCTCGCTTTCGTGGCTGGCCTTCCTTGGGGCTGGATCGTCGCCGGCGTCGCTGTCGCTGCTGTTGCCTATGTCGCGTATCGCAATCGCGATGTCATCGCTCGCCGGTGGAACAGCTGGCGCGGCAAGGAGGTGGTGGTTTGATCCTCTTGTGGGCGAAATTCAAAGGCTACCTAGCCGCAATCGGTGCGGCGCTCGCGATCCTCGCGGGCGTCTTTTTGTATGGCCAGAGGGCAGGGCGCTCCGCGGCGAAAGATGAACAGGCCGCAGCAAATGCCAAGGCTATCAAGAGGGCCGGGGATGTCGAAAATGAAATCAGGAATCTGGATGACGCTGGCGTTGATGACGCTCTTGGCAAGTGGATGCGCGACAAGCGGTAGCTACTGCGACATCGCGCGACCGGTGCGGCCATCATTTGAGGATAGCCTGACGAGCGAAACGAAGCGGCAAATCCTCACTGAAAATGAAAAGCTGCAGAAGCTGTGCGGGGTGAAGCCATGAACGGTCCTGAAATCATGGCTGTCGCCGTCTTCATCATAACGGTTTTCGGTTTCCTGTTCGGCCTCTGGAAGTACGTCGACGCGAAGATCAGCGCCGCAAAGACGGAAGCGTCTGGCGCGGCATCTGCGGCTTCGGCAATGGCGTCCCTTGCAAGGGAAGAGCTCGCGGCTCACCGCCTGCATGTGGCGGAAACCTACGTCTCAAAGTCCGGCCTTCGCGAGCAGACTGAGCAGATCATGGGCGCTATCGGTGCCGTGAAGGATGCCGTCGACAAGATGACGCTGCGCGTCGATAGGATTGTTGAAAATCAGCCTAAGCCGAGGACGACGCGATCTTCGTAAATCAACCCGCTTGCCGAGAGGTGGGCGGGTTTTTTTATTATTCGAATAAACTGCCGAAGAACAGTTGGCCAACTATCTGCGAGCGTTTATCGCTCTAATTTAGGTTTTACTAAGTGAGAACATCGCGTTAGCTCTATCAAAAGCCGCTCCAGACAACTGGAAGCGGCATGCTTGATGAAATGAATAGAGTATGCGTTGCCAATATTCGGGAAAGTATTTGAGCTAGAAAAATGTTGCTCGTTCCCATGAAACGTGGAGATTAATTGAGGCTTCCATTCAGTTTGTCAATTAGCGCTCAAGGATATGCTTAATCTGTAAGCCCTTGGTCACTTTGCCCGTGCCAGCGCCAGAGCAAAAAGAAACCCGCCGGAGCGGGATTCACATAGGACGAAAATCCTGTATAGTTGGTTTCGGCAGGAACGCCGATCACTCCTGACGCTAGTCGTCTTATTCAGGGAATGGCAGCCGTGTGGATGCAGCCTTTCAATCTCTGAACGAAACGGGAGCCGGGGCCTGCCACCAAATTGGTTCTCTGAAATCATAATCATAGAACTCGAATATTTTTTTCTGATCGGCTGATATGTCGGCTTTCCAGCATGGTGTTGGCTGAAGCACAACACCATAGTCATCGTAGAAGCCCGTGGCCGTGTGTGCCATACGCGGGCGCAAAGCTTCGGCGAATGATGTGTCGCACGGCCCCGTATCAAGATTGTCGATGGCCTGGTAGAACGAACTGGCGACAACGTCAGCCAATTGAAGCCCCGCTCTCTGGTAATGCGGATAGTGCTCGACAAGGTGCATGCTCATGACATCCCATCTCGGCACCCACTTAGATAGAAAAGGCCTTCCACCACGCGACTGTCGTTTGAGGAGGGCGTGATAAGCCGCAGTCTGGCTGTAGGAGTGGCCGCCGGATTGAGAGAAAACAAACTTCACATGTCTTCTGGGCAGATTGTTACGGTCTGCACGCCGACCGCACCAGTCTGTCACGCGTTCGACCACAATCCTTACGAGCCAGTTGTAAAACCATTGTTTCGATGGGATTTTAGAGGCGTTCTCATTTTGGTGGCGTCGCATGTTTTTCTTATTCGACGCGACCACAAATAACCTAACGGGAAGCTCCGCCACTGCCTCGGCGACCGTGAGCCTATTTTCTTTTGTCAGGTCTTTGAAGTGAATAACTTGGGTATTTGTTTCGCCTATTTTTCTATTGATGTCAGCGACCCACCCAAAGATATCACTTTCCCGGCTACGGCTTACGACTACGGCCGAGACGGTCATCCATTCTGTGCTGCCCTTTTCATCAACTGGGCGAACGTTCTTTAGGCCGGGGTCGCCGGCTTCATCGATGTATGCGATGAACTCATACTCTGGAATTGATGCCCCCCGGCCAGTGCTGGTCACGGCTTCTTCACCTCGTCATACTTCATCATTTCAGCTAGATCCTCTAAGAGAGCCGACGGGCCGAGTGCGCCGTTATGTGCCAAGTCTTCCGCTGCTTGGCGAAGGGCTTTCTTGTAGTCTTTCACCTTCATTGAGCCGGCATCTTCCAGTGTCTTCGCGAGAGCAATCAACGCCATGTTGTTGGCCGCCTGGATGTTGGCCATAACCTCGATAATCTCATCGATTGGATCGTGTTTCTTTTTCATCAATTTGAGCCTTTTCATCCCATTTCATGGCTTAGCCCCGGATTCTAGAAGCAGCCTTATCGCTTCTGCCGCATCAAGCAGCGCGTCCCTTTTTTGATCGTCTGGAAGATTGGCTGCCGCTTCGGATGTTGCCTTGAGATATATAACGACGTCGCGTCCGATCGGGGCAACAGTTACCGCTGTCTTGCGAAGTTCCCTGACCATGGCGATGGATCGATCAAGCAAAACGCTTACGTCGCGCGCCGTCAATTGATCCAAATTGCCAGCTGCTTTCTCCAACTCGGAAATAAGACCCCTAGGCATTGTATTTCTTGGACCCTTTCTCCTTCGACATTTACCCCTCTCGGGCAATCACTAAGGAAAACATGCAAATGGTTGCAAGTCTATCCATCTAAGGGGGAATGACCGTCCCTTCACCCAACCAGCTCCCGGCCGCTCTCTCCATTGCGCACCACTGGCGCTGGCCTGCCTGGATAGACTTCCACATCCGGCTCCAGGTAAGCCTCTCCTCCATGATGCCCGCAATGTCGCGGATTATTTTGAGAAGCGGCATGCTGATGTGCTCCGGTCCATCGATTGCCTCGATTGCAGCACCCAATTCACTGAACGCAATTTTGCGTTCAGCGGCTACCTCGACAGTACTGGGCGGACATTACGATCGATAGACATGTCCAAGGACGGCTTCACCTTCCTCGCCATGGGCTTCACCGGCACGAAAGCGGCTCGCTTCAAAGAAGCCTACATCGCGCAGTTCAATGCGATAGAAGCCGAGCTTCGGGAGCGCGACGACGAGCCGCAGATAGTCTCCTACACGCCAGAGGCGGAGGCCGGCCTTCTCGTCGGGCAGGCGCGGCGGGATGAAAATTATTTTGCCTCCGCAGGAACGTCGCCACGGTTCGAGTGTTCTCCAAGTCCAGCACTCAAAATTTGATCGGTTTCCCGGATGCCTACGGAAAAGACATTGCATGACGTTTTGCCTGACAGGCTCGAGGACATCGGCTTTTCCTCAAACCAGACACTGAAGGCCCAGCCGAAAATGACGTGAGCCGCCCACTCTGTTCGGGCCGCCTTTCAGGGCGGCTTTTTCATTTCCGGGCCGCGATAGGCTCATTCCAGTTCAGGAGCCACACCATGGCCAGGACCACCAACAGCACCAAGACCACCAACAGCAAATCACCGCAAGACAAGACGCAGACCGTCACTATTCACGACCAGAAGCTGGAGCGCGGCGCCGGCGGCGAGCTGCACCAGCCGGCCGAAACAGACGCGCCTGTGCTGACAACCGCCCAGGGAGGACCGGTTGCCGACGACCAGAATTCTCTGCGGATCGGCGCGCGCGGGCCGCTTGTCGTGGATGATTTCCATTTCCGTGAGAAAATCTTCCACTTCGACCACGAGCGTATTCCCGAGCGCGTGGTGCATGCACGCGGTTACGGCGCGCACGGCTTCTTCGAGACCTACGAATCCTTTTCCGCCTATACCAGGGCGGATTTCCTGCAGCGAGCGGGCGAAAAGACCCCGGCCTTCGTCCGCTTCTCAACGGTTGCCGGCAACAAGGGTTCGGCCGACCTTGCGCGCGATGTGCGTGGTTTCGCCGTCAAGCTCTACACCCAGGAAGGCAACTGGGATCTCGTCGGCAACAATATTCCGGTGTTCTTCATTCAGGACGCCATCAAGTTCCCCGACCTGATCCATGCCGCCAAGCAGGAACCGGACCGGGCCTTTCCGCAAGCCCAGACCGCCCATGACACGTTCTGGGACTTCATCAGCCTGACGCCGGAAAGCATGCACATGATCATGTGGGCCATGTCGGACCGGACCATACCGCGGTCCTTCCGTTTCATGGAAGGTTTCGGCGTCCACACTTTCCGCCTGGTCAATGCCAAGGACGAATCGACCTTCGTCAAGTTCCACTGGAAGCCGAAGCTTGGGCTTCAGTCGGTCGCCTGGAACGAGGCGGTCAAGATCAACGGTGCCGATCCCGACTTCCACCGCCGCGACCTCTGGCAGGCCATCCAATCCGGCAACTTCCCGGAATGGGAATTGCAGGTGCAGCTGTTTGACCAGGACTTTGCCGACAGCTTCGACTTCGACGTGCTCGACCCGACAAAGATCATTCCCGAGGAAATACTAAAGCCGCAGCCGATCGGACGGCTGGTGCTTGACCGCATGCCCGACAACTTCTTCGCCGAGACCGAGCAGGTCGCCTTCATGACCCAAAACGTGCCGCCGGGCATCGACTTCAGCAATGATCCGCTGTTGCAGGGCCGGAACTTCTCCTATCTCGACACCCAGCTGAAACGGCTTGGCGGGCCAAACTTCACCCACCTGCCCATCAATGCGCCGAAGTGTCCCTTTGCGCATTTCCAGCAGGATGGCCACATGGCCATGCGTAATCCTGTCGGCAGGGCGAATTACCAGCCGAACTCGTTTGGTGAAGGTCCGCGGGAATCGCCGAGCCACGGCTATCGCCATTTCCCGGCCGAAGAAAAGGGAAGCAAGGCGCGGCTACGCCCGGAAAGCTTTGCTGATCATTACAGCCAGGCCCGACAATTCTATATCAGCCAGACACCACCCGAGCAGCGTCACATCGCCGCCGCCCTGACATTCGAACTGAGCAAGGTGGAAACACCTGTTATCCGCGAACGCATGGTATCGCATCTGATGAACATCGACGAGACGCTGGCAACCACCGTTGCGCAGAAGCTGGGATTAAAGTCGATGCTGAAGCCGGCGGATGCGGCCATGCCGACCCGTCAGGATCTGGAGCCCTCACCGGCACTCAGCATCGTCGAGCGCGGCCCCAGGCGCTTCGAAGGCCGCAAGCTCGGTATCCTCGTCACCGATGGGGTCGATGCCAAGCTGCTGAATGGCCTGATGTCGGCGATTGCGAGGGAGAAAGCCGTCTGCGAACTGATCGCGCCGAAAGTCGGCGGCGTCACTGCCTCGGATGGCAGCTGGTTCGAGGCCCATCACATGATCGATGGCGGGCCGTCCGTTCTTTTCGATGCGGTCGCACTGCTGACCTCCGTCGAAGCGATAGACGATCTGGTCAATGAGGCAACGGCGCGGGACTTCGTGGCCGATGCCTTCCAGCACTGCAAGTTCATCGGCTATGATCAGTCGGCGCTGCCCTTGCTGGAAAAAGCCGGCATTGCCGACGCTCTTGATGAGGGCACCGTTGCCCTCCCCGGGGAGGAAGGCCTCGCCGGCTTCGTATCGAACCTCGGCAAGCTTCGTATCTGGGGTCGGGAACCTTCGGTAAAGCTCGGAAAGGCTTCACCGCCAGTGAAATGAAATCACCAGCGGGCGCGGCAGCGATGCCGCGCTTGGTGGCGCAGGCACCTTCGGGAAAGGAATATCCACAGCGACTGGTTAGCCGAGGTCGGAGGCAGTCAGGATATTCATATTACGACGCGATTTGGCGTAGACTTTCTGTGCCGCGGCATAGATGGCCGTCGCGTATCGCTCAACCCTTCCTCAAAGGAAAACCTGCCTCCGGCATTCGGCCGGCGGCTTTTTGTCGTCTCCTCATGTGGTGGTGCTGCGCTTGGTGGGCGCGGATAGAAGCTATTCGATTGTGAGGGCAGTCAAGGTGGGGTCGTGCGCCGCATTCTCGCGTGTATCGGCTTACGCTGCGTAATCTTTCCGCTACTGACGGACCTTCTTCCCAAGTCCGTCAAGTGCCAGCTTCTGTGGCCGGATGGATCGCGTTCGACCTCTACCAGTGCCCCCAATTCAGTTAGTTGCTCCATCCTTTTGATACCTGCACCCGGTATTACGTTGGGAGTGATGCAAGAAGGATTGTTCACCATGTAGCGCAATATTGGCTCAAGGTTGCCGCTGATCTGGGGCGCCGTGGAGCCATTGTTTTTTTTGTTTCGTGCTTTTGTTGGCGGGCCATTCCCCCTCTTTGGTCGCGTGATCCTCTCCCATTCCTTCTCGAGGGCTTTAGATTTTTTCTCCTCTTCCTTCTGACTAATATCGCGCCAGAAAAGCGCCTCATCTCTCCATTCTTTCACGACGTATTCCATCTGCGGGGCAGATTCAATTTTGCGCACGATGACGCACCAGCCGTGATCATTATTAACGCTGTCGATGAAGTAACGGCGCTGGACGCTGTAAAATTGATAAACATCATGAAGGTGCCACATGACATAGGTATCGCCGACGTCGGGGACTGACCCGCGAAAGTGACTCTCGTCGGCGGAGATCAACGGCTCAAGGTCGCCGTCCGGATCAATCGCCCAAACTCGAACGCTGAAACCTTCCTTATCCTCGTCCATTTGACCTCCACCGCAAAAAAAACGCCGCCGGCACAAATGCCGAAAGATTTTCGTTCTCCTCAGTGTGGTGAATACGGTTGGTGGCCGTGGGTGAAGGCTATTCTGTCGTTCCTATAGCGGTCAAGCTTTTATGGTGACGCCGTATCCATCAACAATATCACCGGCTTTAACGAACACGATGCCCATCGCCTCCATGGCTGTCCTCATGGCATCGACGGTGCGCTGCTTGAGCTCATCGCCCTTTTCGAAGCGTGTAACAGTGTTCGTGGAAACGTCCGCCGCCTCCGCCAGTTCGCGCACGCCCCATTCAAGGGCAATTCGAGCCATGCGGCACTGTACCGGCAACATTTTTATAATCCTGTAGCGATTTCGCGTTGACGTAGCGATTTTTAAGATGTATTGGTTACACAGTAGCGAAAACGCTACAGAATGGCAACCGAGGAGCACAGTGAAATGACGTATGGCGCAAGAAGAAGTGAACCTGCGCGGAGCAATGCGAGAGAGCAATTGCCGCGCGCGCTGGTAGGCAGAAGACGACCTACCTTCCTTGAGCATGACATTGCCGCCGCTTCCCAGGCGGCACACTACTACAGGCCATCCCAAGGCCAGAACCGTTGCGCCATGGAGATTGATGGCGAACGCGTTCTGGTGGATGTGAGCACATTCACCATTCATGATGAGCGCGCCGTAGTGCTGCGTCATGATGGCAGCATCGGTATCGAGTTTGTCTCCACCGAAGAATCCTATCCCCAACATAACGGTCGCCGCACTGCTTGGGGACGCTCCCGAAAGAACCATGGTGGCGGAATAGTACGCGAAGCCGTTACCGTCATTGGCAAGGTCATTGAACCTGAAATTTTCTACGGCGCCACAATTGACGGAGTAACGTCATGACTTGGCAGCAAATCTACCCCGAGGGCTCGACCGTCTTCATCGGCCGCGACAGCTACACGGCAAGGCACAATCCCTACTTCCCTGGCATCGACCTTTATCAGGGCGGCGAGCGCGTCATGACGGTGTGTCCAGATTATCTGCCGCAGGTCGCTACTGGAGTGATGACCGAGGGAGAAGCACGATGACCGGCGCTGCCCGAGAAGCCTCCGCGATATCATTCTTGCGAAGGATGACTTCGCTTTACGCCGAACTTGATACCGTCTGGAGTCGGCACGGTGAATTGCCCGACGAAGTCAGCGATGCCATCGTCGATGCTGCAGGGCTGTTGTGCGATGCGATTATCAATGCTCCGATTAAGTGCGAGGACGACATTGCTCGCAAGCTTCGGTTCGCTGCAGATCTTGTGTCCAGCAAAGACGGAGTAATGTTAGCCGAGCACCCAGCCGTCGAGCGCGCCCTGCGCGACCTGATCGCATTTCGCGAGGCTGAACTGCGCGTTGACAAGCGCCTGATCGATCGACTTCAGTCGGCATCCGCTCACCACTAGTTCACTGTGTCAGCCCTCCGCATTCGGGCTGGCCGACTTGCCGCAGCGCGCCTTCGGGCAGCGCGCGGTATTTTATTCCGACAGAAATAGCGACGGCGTAGTCACCACCTAGGCCTCACCAGCAACGAACCGTCGCGGCTCCGCTCCCACTTGGTTGAGCGGAGCCAAATTTTTATCAGGCGAAACTGGACTTTTGAGAGGCTTGTTCTGAAAGTTTCGTCACCAAAATAGAGGAGGACGCATGCGCGCAGCAAACGACAACAGCCCGCTATACCTTTCTGAAGCTTCGATCGCGGCGCGCATCCTTGGCCCGAAGGCAAAAACGCAATGGGATGCGCTTGCATTGATCTGGGAGCGAGAAGGGTTGCCGAGGATTGATCCTCTCACCGGCTGCCGCTACTGGCCAGCTGTGCGCGCATTTCTTGATCGTCGGCATGGATTGAGCCAGAGCACGCCGCCATCATCTGTCGATGGCTTGGAGAATTGGTCATGACCGACGCGCCTGGCCTGAAACGGAAGCGCAATAAAGACGGATCGTACCGGGAGTATTGGGAGGCACGCGCCGACATAGCAAAGCGTGGCTATCGACCGTCTTCTGTTCGACTTCACTACCCGGAGACACCCGAAGGACGCCAGCAACTGGCGGCACGATGCCGCATTCTCCAAGCTGAAATGCTCGCGTGGTCGGCTACCGGCGAACATAGGGCACGCGGCTACGACGGTACGATTAAGAGCCTGTCTCGCGCCTATCAGACAAACGAAGATTCGCCACTGCATTCGATGAAATGGAACAGCCGCGAGAACGTGGTCAAGTCCCTCAAGATTATCGAGGCGACCGTAGGGGCAAGGCACGTGAGCAAGCTGCTGGGCCCGGATTTCAAGCGGTGGCACGCTGCATGGGCGCAGCCTAGGGACGGTCAGCTAAAGCCTCGGCCGTGGCGAGCCAAACACGCCATGGATACAGTGCGCCAGTTGATAGGCTATGGGGTCACTCTGGGGCACGAAGATTGCTTCCGGGCCGACACCATCCTCAGCAAAATTCGGTTCAAGGCGCCGCCTGCGCGCACGTCCGTGATGACCATCGAACACGTCAACGCTCTGCGAACAGCCGCACATTTCGAAGGCTTCCCTTCGATTGCCCTCGCCACCGTACTGCAGTTTGAACTCGCGCTTCGCCAAAAGGACGTGGTGGGCGAATGGGAACCACGGGACGAGACAGACGATGGCGGCATCACCTACCGAGACAAGCGCTGGGTCAATGGCTTGGTGTGGTCCGACATCGACGACGATCTAATACTGCGCAAGGTCCACACAAAGACGGGCTTCGCTGTCGAACATGATTTGAAGCTGCACCCCGCCGTCCTTCAGGAAATCGACAGGGTTCCAGCCGGCAAGAGGGTCGGCCCAATCATCATTTCTGAGGCAACTGGCGTTCCTTACAAGAACCGCAAATTTACCGAGCGGTGGCGCAAGGTTGCCGATAAGGCCGGTCTACCGAAGCACGTCTGGAACATGGATGCGCGTGCCGGCGCCATCACCGAAGCTTACGACTTAGGCGCCTCGGAAACTGACGTCATGAAATCAGCAGGACACAAAAACCGCCAAACCAGTGCCCGCTACAATCGCGGCACCATCAACCAGACCAACCGCGTTGCCGAAATGCGTCTGGCAAAACGTACCGAGAACAGCGAGTGAGGGACGCGCCGGGGACGTTTGAGGGACGTCGACGGTAACCAACTGAATTTCCTTTTTTATTTGGTCCACGGTCACAGGATGCGGAACTGTTCGCGCGTTTCATGGGCCATGGCGGCATGACAATAATCAATGACCGATGACCAGGAACCGAGAACCTGCTTGTTGCGGATTTCGCTTTTCAGCATGCGCTGGGAAACCGAAGCGACGAGCTTCAGATCGAGAGCCACGGCTTCGCCGACGCCTTTCACCTCCTGCAGCAGCGGCAAAGGTGCGCCAAGCACGCCGCCAAGGGTTCCGAAGCGGGCAATCAGCGCCTTTGCGATGGGTTTGGTATCGCGCCTCGGGATCAGCCGGAACAGCAGGAGTTCCAGCAATTCGTAGTCGGCAAGTGCGGCGTCGCCGCCATCGCGATAACGCGTCCGCAGCCGGTCCCGGTGACCGTGATAGTG